TAAACAATATCTTCGTTGGCTGTACAGCATGAAATATGGCTATGGTGCATATATTCCATGGGAAGTATTGAGAAGTCCAGTATTCATGCCAACTGAATTGCTACAGGGATTGGCTGAATTATATTTTCCCGGAGAAGATTTCTCATCTGATGAATTATCAGACATTCTTCCAAATATTCCAAAATTTTCAATACAAGTGGATTATCAATACTTCGGAAAAAAAGGAACTCCTGATGGCATTCGTTATGTGTTGACAACTCTAATGGGTTATAGTTATTCAACTACTAAAGTTATCAGTTTTAGCAATACAGTAATAAAAATTATTGCAAATGTTTCAAGTAATCATAAAGCTTTCTTAGAAAGAAGTGTCGTGCCTGCAGGAATGGTAGTTATATATGAGGCTCCATAATGTTATCAAAAATTGTTCTGTTTGCACTATCTGTTGCATCGCGTGGATTAAAAAATCATAAAACTGATTTACCAACTAAACAACTCAGGTATATATCTTGTTACGGTAATGGTATTATACCTCCTTGTAAATTTTTAAATAAAAGCAAAGACTCAGAACATTATTATTGTGGAAAATGTGGCTGCGGAGATCATAAACATACTTGGTTGGTACGAGAAGCTGGTGAGTATTCTAAATTAGATTATCCAGTAATAAGTTGTCCATTAAAGATGCCGGGATTCAGTAATTATGATCCAAATTTTTATGATAAAGAAGATGGCCAACGAAAACGTGATATTGAAAATTTAAATCCTGCATCCGTGGAGTTGATACAAATAACAGTAAATCACAGTGAAGAAAATGAACGACTATTTGAAAAACTGAATAACATTATGAAAAATTCATAAATATTTTCATGGCCATTACAACCCGTCAAAACTTTATAGATTATTGCTTTAGATCTCTGGGTGCACCTGTAGTGCAAGTAAATATTGATTCCAAACAAGCTGAAGATAGACTTGATGAAGCTCTTGAATATATGTATGAAAGACATTTTGATTTTAATCAACGTGCTTTATTTTCATATAAAATAACGGAAGCAGATAGAGTTAATAGATATTTTGATACAACTCAATTTGGGCCAGCTCTTGGTGCGCAGATTAAAACGGATGAAGATGGCAATACTGGTTACTGGCCTTTAGCAACAGATATTCGTACTATTACAAAGGTATATGCACCAAGTGATATTGTTGGTGATTATATGTTTGATTTGCGATATCAAATGACATTGTTTGATTTCTTTGGATTGTACTTCAACCAGTCAGGCGCCCCTCAGGGACCAATGGCTGCATACATGGAAGGTATGAGTTATATTAAATTGGTTAATGATGTATTTAACTACCCAACATCTTTTACATATACGAGAACAACTGACAGACTATTTTTAGATACAGAGCATAGCAAACTTCCTGCTGGAGCATATTTAATGGTAGAAGCATATGTTCAAATTGACACGAGCCAATATAATAAAGTTTGGAATGATAGAGTTTTCAAAAGATATTATACTGCATTATTGAAAAAACAATGGGCTCAAAATCTATTAAAATTTACTGGTGTTCCTTTACCCGGTGGTGCTCAATTAAATGCCCCAGCACTGATGACTGAAGCATTAACTGAATTAAATACCATAGAACAACAACTAGTAAAAACACAAGAATTGCCACCTGATCCACTTATAGGTTAAAATGACCACAAATCCTTATATAATAAACTATAGTAATAAAGGTGAGCAAGATCTTGCTGAGGGTATTACTATAGAAATAATACAGGCAATGGGACAGGATTGTATATATGTTCCAAGAGAATATTTTTCAATAGATAAAGTTTTTGGTGAGGATCCTGGATCATCATTTACGAAATCTTATACACTAGAAATGTATTTGATGAATTATAAAGGATTTGATGGAACTGATATAATAACTCAATTTGGTCTTGAGATTAAAGATAAAGTTACTTTATTATTTGCAAGAAAAAGATTTTTTCAAGAAGTAACTAATAGACAAAATTCAATTACTAGACCCAGAGAGGGAGATTTAATTTATTTTCCTCTTTCAAAATCTTTATTTGAAATAAACTTTGTAGAGCATGAAAATCCATTATATCCATTTGGCAAACTTTATTCTTATATGATAACAGCAGAATTGTTTACCTATAGTTATGAAAAGGTTAAAACAAATAATGCTACAATTGATTCTATAGTTTCACAGACTCGTGGTTTCTCTGGATCACAAATCATACCACTCAATATAAATATCGGTACAACTGCTGGTATAAATGATACTCTGCAGACAGAAGCCAACGGATATACGTTTGATCCTCAGAATCCTTTTGCAGCAGAAGAAAGTCCTTAAGGTAATAAATGTTTGGATATTTTTACAACCAAAGTCTTAGAAAATTGGTGATAGGATTTGGTACCCTATTTAACAATATATCTGTTGACCATGTTAATCCTGATGGTGGTAACGATCTTAACATTCGTGTACCCATTACTTATGCTTCTCAAGAAAAATTTATAATAAGGTTTTTAGAACCATCATCAATTAATGATGGTTTAAGAATTGAAAACCAGCTTCCGCGTATGAGTTATGTTATGACAAGCATACAAGCGGATCCAGGCCGAAGACGCAATGTAAATACACCTTCACTTTCACGGTCAACAGCAAATTGTGCCGAAAATCCACTGGTTATAACCGAAGAAATTCCAGTAAATATAGGATTTACTTTGTTTATTTATTCAAGACATATTGATGATACATTGCAAATTGTTGAACAAATAATGCCGTATTTTAATCCACAGCACGTGATAACAATGGATTTAAATCCTGCAAAACCGGGTATCAATATACCCATAACGCTGGTTTCCAATAGCATCAGTGAAAGGTATGATGGCGATCTTTCTACTCGTCGTATTAATATTTCTTCATTTACTTTTGTAGCAAAAAGTTATATATTTGGAAAGGTGCAAAATGGAACTGTTATCAATTCAGTTTCTGTTTCCGGCCTAACAGCTGGAATTGCATTTGGATTTGACTCATGAATAAACAATTAGCTAAATTTTTTAATGTTCCTGATCAACCAGACTCTAAAACAAAAGAAATTTTGGGCGGTACGTACGATGCAAATAATTTTCAAAAAGATTATACACTTGTACAATCAAATCTAAAAGATTTGATTGGTAGCGGAAATGTTGCTTTGGAGGCTGCATTGAAAGTTGCTACTGAATCCGATGCACCCAGAGCATTTGAAGTGGTTGCTATTCTTTTAAAGACAATGGCCGATTTAAACAACAATGTATTAGATGTACATAAAAAAGCTAAAGAAACTACAAATAGTAAGACTGAAATAAAGCAGACAAATAATTCTGTATTTGTTGGTTCGACAAAGGATTTGCAGAACCTGTTAAATAAAGATAGAAGTACAGAAAAAAATGTGATTGATATAGAGGCAATAAAGAATGAGTCTCAACAAGAATAATCAGGGATATAGAAATAATCCAAAACTCAAACCACCGGGCATTGAGCTCCAGTATACAAAAGAACAACTAGACGAATATATTAAATGTGCAAATGATCCCGTATACTTTTGCAACAAATACATCAAAGTAAAGACTCTTGACAAGGGTATTATGCCCTTTGAACTTTATGATTATCAACAAAAATTTGTTAATTATATTCATAAAAATAGATTTGTTATTTCAAAATGGCCTCGCCAGTCTGGTAAATCTACCTCTGTAATTGGTTATATCTGTCATTATATTACTTTTAACCAAAGTGTAAGCGTGGCAATTCTGGCAAACAGACTAAAGACTGCCAAAGATGAATTGTATTCAAAATTACAATTAGCCTATGAAAATTTACCACAATTCCTACAACAAGGTGTCGTGGAGTGGAATAAAACATCTTTAAAATTGGAAAATGGTTCCCGAGTAGTATGTGATGCTACCTCTTCCGGTGCAATCCGTGGTGGTTCGTTTAACTTTCTTCTTTTGGACGAATACGCCTTCTTGCCATCTCACGTAGCAGAAGAATTCTATGCATCTACCTATCCTACCATTTCAGCAGGTACCACCACCAAGCTTGTAATAGTTTCTACCCCCAATGGAATGAACCACTTTCATAAACTTTGGGTTGATGCCAACAGGGCAGAGGGCCATAAACTAAAGAATAAATTTATTCCCATAGAAGTTAGTTGGAGAGATGTGCCGATTACATCTGGAGGAAGAAAAAGAGACGATGTTTGGGCAGCGGAACAGATTGCCAATACAAGCCCAGAGCAGTTTGAACAGGAATATGGCTGTAGTTTCTTGGGATCGTCCAATACACTGATCGCTACCTCAAAACTAAACGTTCTGGCACCAGAGGAGTTTTTGCAAGAAGATTCTGATGGACTTAGAATATTTGAACTTCCTAAAAAAGATGAAATTTACTTTTTACAAGCCGATGTCTCTAGAGGACAAGGTTCAGACTATTCAGCATTCACCGTAATAAATGGTACTTCGGCTCCATATAAAGTAGTTGCATCATATCGAAATAATGCAGTAAGTCCTT